ATAGATGGCTCTAAGCTTTTATGATGACGGGAAAGTCATCTTCGGTGTGGCGAAGTTACGCACTTTTCATGATGGTCATCTCGGTGGCTCACAGGAAAAACTTGTGTATCTCCGCAATGCAGATGTCGGCAAGTACTACACAAATATCACTGTACACCTGGCTGTCACTAGTTACGAAGACGTCGGTGTGCTTGGTACAACTGGTTGGGGTGTGAAGTTTATCTACGGCGAACGACGTCCCACTGAAGACGAGTGGGACCAAGTGCGTGCTGGCGATGCTATTGCGCTTCCAGATATTGGCAGTACTACTCTGGCTGATACTTCTACGTACCATCCTATCTGGGTACGCTCCTTCTGTCCTGGCGGGGAGCCAGCACAGTTGCGTGAGAATCAAACGATCCAGGTCTTTAGATACGCACGCAATGTGGGCGCTTAATGTCCTTGCAAACTAAGATCCCAGACTTTGCTCTGAGTCGCGAATTCATTGATGGGTTATATACACCAGAGCTGATTCCAGATCAGGTTGATTTGAGTAACTTCATTTCGGAAGTAGATGAGACGGAGAAGATCCAGGCTTCTTTGAATGCCAAGATCAATGCCTCTGTTCCTACGAGCCAAACGCCCTCTGGGTCTTTAGTCCCACTGACTGAAGCGGAAGCCAAGGAAGCGGACTACCAAATCGAAGCAATGCTTGAGCGCATACAGTTAACGAGAGATAAGATCTCGTTGATCAAGTCTCGCCTAGATGATTCTATTTCGGCTGCCACTAGTGGTGGCGATGGTGGTGAACTGTCCTTCAAGATGGATATCAGTCGCAAGCCACGTCTACGTCGGGCTATCAAAAGAATCTTTGGCAAGAAGACTGATAAGATTACCTATCGTATGTATAAGCAAATGCTAGAGGCTAAAGCCAGCTTAGAGAAAGAGGAAGCCGGACTCTATACTAGCGGCGCTTCAAGCAAAGAGAAAGATGGCAAGAAAGACAAGAAGGATGGTAAGGACAAAGAGAAGAAGAAGGATAAGGGGTTCTTGCAACGTAATGCTGACGAAGAAGAGTTAGATGATAGCGCTCAGAGCGAAGAAATGTACGAGCGGATGTTCCCTAAGATTGGTCGTGATTTCGTATACAAGGAAGACCTGAACAACATGATGGATGGCTTCCTAAGCTTCCTGGACCCCGATGGACTCGGACTCATTGGTGGAGACAGCCGGTCAGACGCAGAGGCTCGTAAGCGAGCCCTGGAGTACAAGAGCGTACTGGACTCAGGTAAAGATGGCTCTCAAATCTATAAAGATTTGATTAAGCTTAACGAAGACGAGGAGTAACCATGGCTGTTAGCGTAGAAGATCCCCTAGCATATGAATGGCTGTCACTGCTCATTGATGCTTTTGAGAAGTCTGCTATAGAATCTGGAGAGCGAGAAGCCTTCCTGGTACTTGCGCATGGGCCACTGACTGGCATGGAGACTGCTTTAGATGGCAGTGAGTCAGTCCTCACGAAGGTGAAGACATCTCGGCAGCTCTTGCTTGATGAGAATGGGAACAGTGAGAAGCCAACACCAAAATCAATCATCGAGAAGAGCAACATCGACTTTGACAAAGATCTAACTGAGCTTTTTGGCGCAGAAGATAATCCAACTGCAAACTATATAGAAGAGTGCTTCGGGTGCGACCTGCGCCTCTCATTTGATTGGCAGCTAAAACCTTTGTCTCTCATGGGTCCAATCGATGCATTCCTTGATACAATCAATGCTGCGTTAGACGCTTTTAACCAGCGGCTCGATCCATTTGATATTCTAAAGCAGATTTGCTTTTTGATGAACCATTTGAAATTGCTCTGCCCTGCAGACTTGATTATGATCTTGTTGGCGCTGAAGATGCTGTTAAAGAAGTACTTGTTACAGCTGTTCAATATTAAATTCGATTGGACTGTGCTGCTTGGCCCGCTCTTGAAATTCATTGTGGACTCCCTGGCTAGCTTGCTCGAACAGATTGCTCAACTTATCTTGGCTCCAATTGACTGCGTACTGACGGGACTCAAGTCTGCCAATGCGCTATTCCACTCCTTGAATGACTTCCTTGGAACAGCCAAGGGATTCGGAGAGACAGTTGGTAGCGGTATAGCCAAGGGCGTAGCTGATCCTATTGGTGCTTTCGGCAAAACTACAAAGAACCTAGATGGCGATACCACCTTCCGTGATAGCCAATGGATTAGCGAAGAAGATGGCAAAGACAAGAATGGTGTTCCAGATCTTGGCCGTCTTAAATCCAGAGACAGTAAGGGCGCAGATGGACAGCAACCTGGCGTCAGTCTGTTTACTGGCTTCGAGCTGAAGAACGACATGACGCTTTCAAGCGCAATGTCTGATCCGGCATTTCCTCAAGCGACTTTTTTAGAGAACCTGATCATCCCAGTACAAGAAGCACGTAACTGGATTAGGGAACTGTTCGATAATCTCATCCAAGCATTACGAAGCCTTAATGGCTTAGTCGGTGGTGGCCTCAAGTTGAATCTTGACTTCATGGGAATCTTGCTTTTCATCAAAGATATGATTGGATTAGTCATGATGATTATTCGTTTGCTCAAGAGCCACGGGAACATTGCTGACTGGTGTAGCTATCTAGAGCAGAACCCTGAGGTGTTGCAGCAAGCCTTGCGTGTAAGCTTTGGTCAAGGGGTAACCGTAGAGGCAGCTGGTGGCGATGCGGGGTTGCTTGTTCGTATGGGACCTGATATTGTAGGTAAAATTGAAACTTGTAGTGGCGCTCGTTCTGAGAACGATGCACAAATTATCAGCCAATGGGTTGATGATCTAAAGCTTTAGGACGCATTGATGAATCTTAAGTTAATCGAAATAGCACTAGAGTCCTTTGGTAGTACAACTAAGGACGCAACCATACCTCAATCTACTCCTGCTCAGGTAAAGAAAGTACGAGACCGTACTATTGCTCATACGCATAGACACAGAGGCCAATGGTTTCGCCCAGAGTACGACTTTGATGAAATCCAAATTGCAGCTGATGTCGACAGTTACTTGCTTCGAGCAATCAAAAAGAAGGTAGACCGTCTCTTCTTAGCAGGTCACGAGTTCGTATCTGAGAACGCAGATGCTCTGTCTTATATTAAGATGCGTATGGCCGAGATGCAAATGGCTACTAACAAGCCGTGGGCCCTGCTGGTTAAAGAGACAGCACGAGATCTGATCCGTTTTAACAACTGCGCCTGGGTAAAGTCTAGAGACAAGAATAAGTCTGCTGGCAAGATGCGTAAAGACATTCGTGGCGTAGAGTTGGAACCCGTAGCAGGGTATCACCTGTTACCATTCGAAACTCTTCTCTTGAAGACTCGTTCGAATGGTGATTTAAAGAAGGTAATGCAGGCGCTGCCAGATGGCTCTCGGAAAGAGTTCGTTCCCGCAGACATCATTCACTTCTACTCTAACCGGAATCCTGGGTTCTCTGTAGGTACACCTGAACTACTGCCAGCCCTAGATGATATTGCTTTGCTACGTCGTATTGAAGAGAATGTGGAGGAGCTTATTGAAACGAATCTGTTCCCCGTGTTTCATTACAGCGTGGGCAGTGATGAATTCCCAGAGCGCTACGGCCCTGATGGCCGTAAGGAAACGGAGATCGTCAAGCAGACAATCGAGTACATGCCTAGTGGTGGCGTGTATGTGTCTGACCACAGACACAAGATCCAGGCTATTGGATCAGAGTCGAAGGCATTGCGTATCGATTTCTATCTAACATACTTCAAAGCACGTGTGTTCTCCGCTATTGGTGTCAGTGGTGTAGACATGGGAGAAGGTGGCAGCGCTAATCGCAGCACTGCGTCGACTATGTCCAAAGCAATGATGATGGATGTCGAAGCAGTACAGGTGCTCCTCAAGACATTCATTGACTTCTATGTCATTAACGAACTGCTCCTTGAAGGTGGGTTCAATCCTCTGGATGAAGCAGACCGTGTGCATATTAAGTTTGGTATCATCGACAAAGAAGAGCGCAACGCTTTCGAGAACCTTCAAACTCAGATGTTTAGCACTAAGATGATCACACAGACACACGCTAGGAAGAAGTTAGGTTACGCACCCATGACACTAGAGGAGCAGGAGGATACCTATTACAAGCTATACGAAGAGCCGTTGGCTTTGGTTAAGAGCATGAGCCCTGGTAGCGCTGCAAGCGATACACTTGCAGACATTCCTACCTCTCATATTCAAGCGAAGTCTGTGAATAAAGAGAAAGCGTTTGCAAAAGAAGCAGCAAAGACTTCCGCTGCCAGTAGTACGCAAGGGCGACCATCTGCTGGTAGTTCCTCTGGTGCTAGAAAGTCTGGTGCGGCTAAGGCACGACCTAGCAATCAGAGTGGTACTCGCTCATCCGCGAAGCTTAATAGAGATATCGACTTGACCATTGGTGCCAACGCGTTTAGAATCAGTGTAGACCGCGCCATTGATGCTAAATGTATTGATACGTGGAAGTTATTTGTTGCAAATCGCTACGAAGACCTTGCGGATACCGGGGTCTCCTTTGGTACATTAGTTGAAAATCTAATACCTAGACTGTACAGGATGCATGAGGAATCATATGAGCAATAAAGAGTTCGGCCTAAAAGACTACATCAGGATTGCACCTAATGAGTCGATTGAAGGCATGACTGACGCTGCAACGCTTACCTTCAAGGATGCGATTGTGGCTGGCCAACGTACACGTGGCCTTGTTGTCACCTTCGACCTAAGCCATAGTGGTCGCAAGATTAACAACCGCATCTACCCAGCATGGGGCCAGCGAGATGGCGCTAGCAGTTGGACTGAGCCCTTTGGGCGTCCTATCATTCTGGACCACGAGAACAAAGTAGAGAATACTATTGGTCGATTTATTAGCGTGGAATGGCAATCTCTTGAAGCCGAAGCTATCGATCACCTTGGTGGACTCCAACCCTACCTGGAAGTAAAGCGTGCACTAGAGAGCAATGATGCTCAGCTAATCCACAAGGCTTACTCCAAGTACAATCTCTTTAACGATAAAGACTGGCCAGGCGTTGGTAAGCTTGTCGCTAAAGCACTCATCACGGATGTCAGCTCTCAAGAGCGCTTCTTAGATGGCCGCTACCTCACATTCAGTGCTGGTAGCCGAACGAATTCGTACACCTGTATGGCATGTGGAAGCTGTTGGCATGCTGGTGATATCTGCGATCATAGACCGGGCCTCACAGATGAGGACGGTGTTACTGCGTATTTCTTGACTGGCTTGTTCTTAGGTGATGAAGGTTCCGTTGTGAACTCACCTGCCGACGTTGCTAGCCAGGTGCGCAATCTTGAAATGAGGGATCTTGAAATCCTTCATACTGATTCGGCCGATACAGCTTGGATGTATGTTGGTGCTGATGAAAACAATTTTCTAATTACAGATTCCACGATGGAGGTGACTTCGATGTCAATCGAACTCAAAGACCTGATGGACCTTGAATTGGAGACTGTCGTAGACAAACTGGTTGATGGCACGCTCGGTTATAATTTCAATGACCTTAGCGGAGACACCCATTCCGAGATTCAATGGTTAGTTCGTATTCATGATTCACTACACGGTAGGTATGACCATACTGTTCGTGGTGAATATGGTGAAACAATTGATACTATTCCGACTGCAATCTTTGACCTTCATGGTAAAATCCACCAGATGTCTACTGATAAAAGTTTCCGAGACTCGTTAATCAACGGTGATCTAGACAACTATGATACAAAGGGAGCACCTAGCGCAGAGTACGCACTGCCATCACGCGCTACCGATTCTAGTGATAGTCAAGGTCAGCAACTCAAAGAACTAAAGGATGAGATTATGGGCGTACTAAAAGAAGCTCTCTTGGACCAAACGGCCGAGAAGACTAGCGAGGCTCCCGATGCTGTCGCTGAAACGAAGATTGACGATACCGAGACACAAGTCACTGACACCAAAGAAACACCAGCACTGGAGACGGAAGTAACTCCAACTCTAGTCGATCAGATTCGAGACCTTCTTGGTCAGGAAGATGCGTCCGGTACGCTTGATGCAATCAAGTCTCTACTTGATGCTGCTCCAGACTTTGTAGATGATCAAGAAGTTGACTGGTATGTATTGGACCTAGCACTTGGTAGCCTAGTGGCTACGGATGCTCGACTGTCCGATGAAGCTCGCACTAAGCTAGCTGACAGTTCCTTCTGTGGACCCGAACGACAGTTCCCCGTCCATGATGCAGCTCACTACGAAGCTGCTAAACAGCTAATGGACCGCTACAGTGGCCCAGGTAACAAAGCTGCCATTCTTGCTTGCGTTGAACGCAAAGCAAGTCAAATTCAACCTATCGAAACTGCTCCTCAAGATTCTTTGAAAGAAGATTACAAGGAAGCTTTGTTGCAGGTCGATGCCTTGAAAACCCAGTTAACCTCTGCATTGACAGCGCATGCAAAAGCTCTCAACGCAGAAGTTTCTCTAACAGATGAAGCTGCGGGACTTGATAAATTAGTCCCATGGTTTGATAATATTGCTACAGCTAAAGATGATGATCTTGCAGCGCCCACGGGTACTACCGATCACATCAAGGAAGTATCCAATCCTTCAGAGGGTTCCTCAGAGGGAAAAGAGTCATCTAAAAAACTGAGCGATTATGCACAAAAGATCGTTACACAATTCAAACAAATTCGTGAACAAGATAGTGAAGAGGCTGCCATCGGCTGGTACAATCGTAACTGCCGCTACCTTCCCCCAACTTTCGACCTCACAAAGTATATTTAACTAGGAGTTAAAAATGGCTATTAAGCGTCATAGTACAAACTTCAATCTGCGCGAGGATATCTTTGATTCCATCACCCCGAATAACGTGGTGCAGGAAGAGATTCGAGCGCCAGCCGGGGAATGGAAGCCTGCGGCTTGGCTGCCTGTCCAATATGAATCTACCAACATGACTGCTGGTACTGATGCATATGTGATTTCGAGCGGCAAGGTTGTAGCTTTTGATACCGATAACAAGATTGTTCCTGCTGGCTTGCGTACGCAACTCGGTGGTAATGCGCTAGCGGGTTCCTTCGCTGGCACTGTCCTCACCTACACGGCAACTGATGTCGCCTGGGGCGTCGTAGATCTTACGACTGGCTCTCGCGTCACCGCTGCTGTCTCTTACACTGGCGAACAACTTTGCGATGCTCTCATTGAGCGTGGCCTCGTCCGTGAAACCGATGCTACCGCTGCTGGTGCTACTGTACCTGTTGCTGCTGATGCAGATGTCGCTTTCGTTATCGACCTGTTTATCAGTCGTCCCGTTGGTATTGCTGCTTATGACGTTCACGTCTGGGGTGGCCTTGCTGAAGATGGCGATCAGTTCTTCACGAACTACAACAAACAGCACCTCATCATGTTCCTTACGGAACTGCAGATGCAGGTTCCTCAACGTGTCGCTGGTTCGACCACGACTGATACGTTTGATGCAGCCACTTTGGCCGCTGGTACTACCTTTGCTGCTGGCTCTGCCATTGCTGCTGGTGAGTACTGGAGTAATGCGAACTTGATTCAGCTTGCTCGTTACCCTCTTGCTTCCGATACCGCTGTCGCTATCGGTCTTGCTCAGTCTAATGTTGCAAAAGAAACAGATCGTACTCCGTTGACCTGCGACCGTGCTGGCGTCCTTGTACGTCAACGCAAGTCTGCTGCTGATATTGCGAAAGAAGGTGATTACTTCCTCGACCACAAGGTTGGAGTCTTAGTCCTCTCGTCTGCTTCTTGGGCCACTCTTGTTGCTCTCGGCGCCGTGAATACAATCTTCTCCTACAGCTTCTACACCGATACCGGTGTCGCTGCGGCTCATCGACACATTCACTTTGATGGCCCTTGTCGTCCCGGTGACTTCGTTGTCTCTGACTCCGAGAGTAACTTTACTGTTGCTACTCCTGCTCAGGTTGCAGCTTCCGGCGAAATCGTTGGTCGAGTTCTGAATATTCAGGCTCAACCTATTCCTCTTCTCAATGAAGTCAAGACCGCTTGGCAACTTAGTGGTATGAGTGCCGCATCTCAGATGCCTGGTTCTGCTACTAAGGGCTTCACTGACCTCATCACCCTGTCTGGCGAAACGGTTGCTGATTCAGTAATCGTCGTCAACGTTCGCGTCTAATAGGAGTTCCTATGAATATCAAATTAGCCGATGGAGCGAAGCTCAGCCTTCCTAGTGATCCCCGTGCTCAAGCACGGTATATGGCTGACACCATTCGCAATCAAGGTTACACTCCTGATGGTCAAGGCCGTCTAGAGTGGAGTGCCTTCCATTCGGACTTTCTAAATAACCGAGATGCGGTTGCCGCCAGTGAGATTCGTCCACTGTTGCAATCCACCCTACAGATTATCTTGCGTGAGCCACTAGAGCCCATCATGATTATCACGGGCTTGTATACTCGTGTTCAACAACGTGGTCTTGACGTTAAGGTTCTTGCTGGTGCTATTGGCGCCGTGCATGCTGCTGATGTCCAAGAGCATGGTACTTACCCCGAAGTTATGTTCCAGATCGGTGGTGGCGTGCAGACAGCTTACATTGGAAAGAGTGGTATCGCCGCTAGTTTCACTGACGAAGCTCTGCGCTACAGCACTTGGGACCTAATGTCCATTAACCTTCGCTTGATGAGCCAAGCTCTCGTGCGCCATAAGGAACAAAAGGCTGTTGCCTTCCTTAAGGAACTAGGTACTGAGCTTTACAACAACGCCTCTCCTGCTACATCTCTCTTCGGAGTCTGTACTGGTCGTGGTCTTGATATGGCTGCTAATGGTTCTATGACCATGGATGATCTCTTCCGTGGCATGGCACACATGTCTGAAGAGGGCTTCCCTCCTGACGTGATGCTTATGAATCCATTGTTCTTCTACATGTTTATCCAAGATCCTGTCTTGCGGAACATGATGATGGCACATGGCGGTGGCGAGTACTTCCGGCAGCACACTGGCAATTCTGGTCCATTGGATCCTTGGAACAATGGTTCCATGGGCGCTGCTGGTCCCACCATGGGCAACAAGATTGTTCCTGGCGCTGGCATTACTGGCTCTCCCGAGTCTGGTCGTACCGCTACTGGTATCTCTGGCCGTGAGCATGGCATGACATCGGCTCCTCCGATTCCGGCCCCATACTTCCCTTGGAGCTTCCGAGTTATCGTTAGCCCACTGGTTCCTTTCGATCCCGACACTGGTCTCGGTGATATCTTCCTGCTTTCGAGCGGTAACGTTGGTTTCTACCTCGTTGATGAAGATCCCACCCAGGTTGACTGGCGTGACGAAGCTGTGGAAGTAGTCAAGGTCAAGATTCGTGAGCGTTACGGTTTCGCCGTTGCCCATGAAGGTCAAGGCGTTGGCGTTTACAAGAACGTGAAGCTTGCTCGCAACTACTGGGATGGTACGGTTACTGCACAGACTATGGATGTCGATGCAGAAATTAGCCCTTCGGCTGATCTTTCCGCTATCCTCTAAGGCACCTCGTGCTTAGTATCTAGCAATGGCTGGCCTTCGGGCCAGCCTTTTTAGTATCATAGGGAGACAGTATGAGTTGGTTTAAACAAAAGCTTGGAATTTATGAGGTAGACGGCGTCCCACTGAGCGGGACAGAGGCGAACAATCCTTACATGAGTATCGTTACAGAAGAGTTTGTAAAGGTTCCCATTATTCCATATCCATCTAAGATGACAACCCCAGACCTAGAGGCAACTTCACATGGCAGCTCCAGCGAGTCTCCAGACCTATCCAGCGAATAACGACACTGGAATCCCTATTGGTGAATCTATCGAGATTGTTTTCGATAGAGGCATCGATCTATTAACTGCAAAGAACCATGTCGTCCTATACGGTGACGACACTGATGTAACCTCTGGCCCAGATTCAGCTTTGTGGCTGGATGCCGATACAGGTAACAATCCGTTTTTCTTAAGAAGCCCTGGCTTCAAGGGGCTGGTAGAACTATCAGCTCGTTTAGTGTACGTTGACCTAGCGACTGGTCCGACATACAGCGAAATCAACCCTGGTGTTATTACTGGCGAAGCCGATGAGCTTGCCTATGGTGCCTCTGGTGCAGGACATAAATTAATCCTAACTCCTAGAGAACCCTTCGCTGCTGATGTCTTATATACGCTGCATGTACTAGGAGACCCAGACGCTGTTGGCGCTGGTGTTAGCTCGCGTACAATTTTTGATGTTGTGCCTGATGGTGGAAATGCTGGTAGTACAGGAACAATGTCTACTAACGATAGCTACACTGGCACAATGGCTGATACGGTAGTCGTTGAATTTACAACTGGTGGAAACGTTGGTACTGCGCTGTACCGATGGTATTACTCAAGTGCTGGTGTTGGCTCTGCCGTAACTGGCGTTATGACTAGCAGACGGTTTCGCCGTCTGACCGAAGGTCTACAAGTTAACTTTGCTGGAACTGCATTCGTCAGTGGTGATATCTACCGCTTCAATGTAGAGGTGGCTGAGAATATGGCTGCCAGCTTCCAGCTATCTTATACTACTAACGATGGCACGTACTCCACGGCGCCTGCTAGCCCAAGCACTCCAGCTGTGAGCAGCCCGCCTTCAACGGTTATACCACCTGCTCCAGGAGCTAGTGCTGCAACAAGGCTTTCAGTGATTGACATGACCCCTAATGATGGGTCATATTACAACAAGACTAATACCCGACAGATTGTAATCGAGTTCTCAGATGTGTTGGATACGGCTACCATTACAGACAGCACAGTGAATCTATTCCGGTATCCGGTGAGCGGACAGTACCAACTTCAGGCCGAAGTTGTTGAGCTTGAGAAGATACTTACAGTAAGCGGTAATACTCTTACTATTGATATATAGGAACTATCATGCCTTTTTATGATCGAACTTCGGTACTCTCTGGACAAGCTCTTGATTTGCGAGTCATCTTTAGAGATGACGCTAATTTTTTGGTAGATCCTGACGCATTGCCTGAGGTGTACATCTACGATGAGTCTATAGGTACAGACACCATTGACGCAGAGATTCTAGCTGCAGTCTTTACTAGCGCTCTGGCTGGCCCACTTGTGCCTACTAAAGTTAGCACAGGATTCTATACATACAACTACACAGTGCCGAGTGGTGCTACTGCGGGCATCTGGCATGATGTGTGGATCTCTCAGGTAGATACAGTCGATAGTGATTCGCGTTTTGCCTTCACCGTGGATACGGCAGCTAACCTATCCATCCAATCTCTGCAGGAGAACGAACTCATTCTGATCTGCCTTGATGGCATCATCGGGAACTTGGCTGCTACGCAGACCATGGGCGTAGATACACAGCTAAGCTTTAGCACGGTCTACAGCCCCCTCTACGCCTCTCCAGACCTTCTGCGTATGGAAGTTGGTACATTCATCGACTACATCCCAGACGACACTCTCGCGCTAATGATTCACTGGTCTAGCAAAGAGGCTGACTTCATTCGCCGACCTACCTTGTGCAACAGCAAAGACTATGAGTTTGCACGCACTAAGTTTGTAGTATTTGATGCTGCGCTCCGTGCACTTACTCTGCCTGGCGGCTCTTCTGGTTCCGGTGCTGGGAATAGCTCGAATGCTGCAAAGAAAACGCTTGGCGACTTGAGCATTACTAGCGGGAACAGTGGCTCTACTCTAGCAGTGACCAGTGGTGGTGTTGACCTAGATACCATGGGGTACATCAGAGAACAACGCAACGAGTGGTGGAGAGTAGTAAACTCAGGAGCATGTATTGTGCCTGGGCAAAGCTTTGATCCTGAAACTGCAATCAGAAGTAAGTTCGACCCCGATAGACGAGCTAGTGGTCGACTCTGGATGAACCCAGAGTATGGAACTTATGCTCAGCCTGGCGCTAACGCTAAGATTAAGTTAGCTGGTAGACAGCGTGGACGATATGGCTTTAGTGATTACCGTCGCAGTAACGCTCGCAGGAGATTCTAATGAGTGTGCGTCGAACTGGATTGTTTGGAAGTCCAACACAGAATAGAGATTTATATCCAGCTACTGGTTTGACGTCTACTTCTTTTGGCGAAGTAGACCTGCGCGCCGAACTAGATGAATTATTTTATGGCTATGATAGCGGGATCCGACATGGGCATCTAATGGTCATACGTCACATGAGGCGAGATAGCGCTGGTGAATCTATCGCTTGCTCTTGTCTTGACGATTTCACGAGAGAGGCTGACCCTGACTGTTCTTATTGTGACGGTGAGCGGTATCTTTGGGACGAACAATGGTACTGGACTTACTCGATGTACTCTGGCTCAGACACAGGGTTTGCTAATCGGCTAACCTATATGCCTCCCGGCGGACTCCGTGTCGATTGGCGCATATTCTTTGTAAGATATGACACTGCTATTCGTTACGGTGACAAGGTTGTTGAAATGAAACTTGATGATGAGGGGGAAGTGGTAGTACCATACGTAAGAGAAAGCATTTACGAGCCACAGACTATCCAAAAGTTTCGCTCTGACAATGGTCGCGTTGAATATATAGCTATACACTGTAGAGAGGATTCGGCCATCAGGTCCGATACACCAGAATAATGAGTGAGATTTCCAACCTATCCGAGAAGGTCTCGTTAGACCTTCTTAAAGAAGCCACTGAGTATACGGTCTCTATTGTAGATCTTGTTAGTGGCAGGACTGCGCCTTCTTACCAGGCAGAAGTCGAGTTGGTTAATCCTTATAGCTTTGATCCAGCGCCATTTGTTCCCAAAGATCGCATCATGGATCTACCAGCGTTCTATGCGCTGGCTGCTGAAGTCATTGCGGATGCGCAGGAGAGAGAAGGCGTCATACCCGAGGAGCAAATTAAACTTGTTCAAGAGTATCAGCCGGAGCGCTTCTACAAGATGGGAGACGAAGTGATTGCCACCCGAGTCCTCAGGCGAACACCTGGAATGATGAACAAGAAGGCTGACAGCCGACCGAATCGTCGCTCTAGTTTTTCACATGAATTCCGCTCACCAGGCAGTCCGAACAAGATGATAGTCATCGAGTCAAGACCTATTGATCATAAGATTGAGTTTTCTTGCTGGGCGAAAACGTCAGAGCTTGCAAATAAAAGGGCCTTGTGGCTTGAGAAACTATTTGTCACACACGCCTGGGCTTTCAAAATCCAAGGTGTCGAGAGATTTTATTGGGAAGGCAGGAGTGCTGATACTCTATGGAAACACGGCGAGCAGAGGTTGCATCAAAGACCTTTGTCATTCTTCGTGAGACTTAGAGAGCATGAAGTACTTGCTTATCCCGTACTTAAACGAATTGATTACACAATTTCTACAACTTAATTCTTAGGAGGTTTCTATGCCTTACGAAGACATTCCACACGTTAGTGCAAGATTAGATGATGGCTCTCTCCGAGAGTCTGTCAATACTAGTCAGCCCCGTGTCCTTGTACTCGGTTCCGCTACAAGCGGCTTGACTAATGAGCTTTTCTCTATCAGTAATGTGCGTGCCGCCGAGACAGAGTTCGGCGCAGCTTCTGCTGTCCTTCAGGGCATCCATGAAGTTATCCCACAAGGCGCTCAAAACTTAGCGCTTATGCGCGTTGGTGGCCGACAAGGCGCACTAACACTTACAGATTCTGCAGGTGGCACTTTGGTGCTCCGCCCAGAATTCAGAGACGATGCTATCCTTGCACGCTATGCTCTTGCCATGGAAGTGACCTTGGGTGTCCAACGCACCGGTGTGTTTGATCTCACCGATGAAACTTGGGTACACGATAGCAGCGAACTACTAGTTATCAATCAGGGTGTCATTGACATTACCGATACAGGTCTTGATCTGTTTACGACTGGTAGCTTTACTGATCCTACTACCATGACTGCTATGAGTGCATTGACTACGGTGGACTTCACCAATGTTGGTACACCCACTATGACGGCAGTTGCTGCTGTTGAGGGCACTGATGGTGTTGGTCGCACGCTTATTGAAAAGTATGCGGCTCTGAATACCGGTTATCATCTTCTGGACTTTGAAGATGCTGATCTTATTACTGCTCGTGATGTCTATATTGATGACGACAACATCGCTGATGGCGATGCTTTGGCCCTTCACTTCGGACAACCTCTAACAGGAGAAGCCGATTCTCTTGGTTACGTCTGGCAATACATCTACTACGGTAAGCTCTACACTTACTTCACTGATAGTGCTACGTACTTCACTGATGTCGGTACCAATGTTGCTTCTGTAGCTACACCTGCTGTTGCTACTACTCTAACGCTAACGGCTGTTCGCCCTGGAGATGCAGATGCCAAGTTCAGTGTGGAGGTTCTTATTAGTGGTGGAGTTACAAGTCCTGCCGAAGTTGCAACTGTCACGGAGACAGCTGGTGTAGTTGTCGTTACGGTTGATGTTGAGTCTGGAGTTACTACTTCTGCTCTCGCAGCAGCGGCAATCAATGCGCAGCTTGCTCTTACAACTCTATCGAATGGTCTCACTGCTAGTGACTTCTTGCTTGCTGCTGGAGATGCTACCGCGATCGCTGCTGTTGACGCAGCTGTTCTAAGTACTGGTGGTTCTGGTCCTTTTGCGGCGACGCATGTGGATCTAACTGGCGATCCCGTTCCTGCTGCCGTGACGACTCGCTTTGGTACAGCGGTTGATGCTGAGTTGCGTGAAGTTAACTTCGCCCATCAGCTTGCTACCTTCTGCCGCTTGGCTTCCACTAGTTGGAAAACCATGATTGGTTCCATCGCGTTCAAAGAGCCTACTGCTCTTAGTCGTGAAGATGTCGCTGCTTGGGTTGGCGAACTGCCAACCTATGCATTCATTGGTGACGACCTTGCTATCGATGTCCCTGCCAGTAATGGTGTCGGGCTCCTTGGCAATAAGTTTATGGCTGGCGAAGCCAAAACCAGTGATGGCTACCGTGCTGCTCGCGTCACTGCTGGCAACACAACCAATGGCTTGGCTTATGGCGGTCTCATTCAAACACAGGGAACTTCTCTGCCGAATGGTTCTGACTGGGCATATGGTATTGCTAGTAACGATGAGCTTCTAGATGTGAACAGTGCGCCTGTCGACCTTGGCAAGCACTTGCTGGTTACTTACGATTGGCCTGTGCATAGAAATGCTTACAACGGAGCGACTCCTTACAGAGGCACTCTAGCTGCTGCAGTTCTTGGTAAGGTTGCTGTGACGCCTATTAACGAAGAGCCCATTGGAGTCAATGGCCTTATGAATAAGCTCACGACACCGCCTCGTATCCATAGTACACAGCTGAACTCTCTTGCTTCGATTCGGACCATTGGTCTGCGCTTTGAGCAAGGAGTGGGTTACATCTTGGTTAGCGCTAAGACTGCTGCTCATCCAGATAGCGACTACTCTCGCATTAGCACAATCCGTGCTGTGAATAACGAGATTGAGGGCATCCGAGCCATTGCCAAGAAATTCATTGGCAAGTCGTTCAGTCCTACAAAGCTTGTTTCATTGCAAGCTCAAATTGATGGATTCCTTAATGCCGAACGCGGTCGGGGAAATCATCAGGGTGCGATTGCTAGCTTAAGCTATACACGTAGTGATAAGATTCTAGGCAAGCTTACTATTCGATTGCGCATGGTTCCACCATTCTCTATCGAACGCATTGATATCATAACAAGTCTAGCCGCTGATGAAAGCGAATTATAAGAGAGGAGATCTAAATGGCTACTACAACAGCACTTCAACTCAGTAGAGACTTTGCTAGTTTCGCTGGTACCGATATTCGTGTCGTAGTTGAAGGGGAAACTATCGGTTCTTCACAGGCCGTCTCTTACGCTATCCAGCGTGAGAAGGCGCCAATCTATGTGATGGGCAGAGTAGATCCACTCTCCTTCTCCCGTGGCAAGCGTGGTATCGCTGGTACGATGATTACGCTCATGCTTGATCGACACATTCTGCTAACTGAACCTTTGGTTAATATGCAGTTTGTTGCCGACAACGATGAAATCTTTCCCACTAATGCAAATATTCAACAGACGTCAGCTGGTACAGCTGACTTGAATAACATCCCCGGAGCAGTTGACTTCAACGCTGGAGATATTAGTGACAACTACACGGTTACCAATGCTTGGTACGTTGATCAAATTCCACCGTTCGATATGGTTATCGTTGCGGCTAATGAATATGGCAACGCAGCTAGCATGCGTATCTATGGTGTCGAAATTCTCAATGAGGGTTCTGGCTTCAGTGTTGATGATATCGTTATCGAGAATCAAATGACATACGTCTGTAGAACTATCCTGCCTTGGCAACCCCTCGGTCAGTGGGACTTCACCTCCGGTGGCGGTGGTTTCGTTCAGGTCTAGTCTGATGCGGTGATATGTTATACTATGGGGGAGCAGTAGCTCCCCCTATTTTATTTGAGGAACCACATGGCTATTTTTCCAGAGCTAGCAGGGAAATTCAAACGGAAACAAATTCCTGAGAAGACGACGGCGCCTACTGCGCGGGCACCCATCCAGAGAGATCCTACTAAACAGTATCGCTATTCATACAGTGGATCTGATTCAAAAGCATGGGCTTACTTTGAAGGCATGGAAGATACAATTCGCCCCTTAGAGGCTATGCATACTATCAGTGTCAGTGTGCATGAGGCGAAAGGACAGGCTCGGGCATTAGGCTTTCGGGGGATCAAGGGTCTAGCACGTGGCGTCAGAACTATTGCTGGTTCTATTATTTTTACTGTGATTGAAGATAATCCCTTGCGACCGCTCATGGATAACTTGCGAGACTTTGAAGATCGCAGTGAGACACATTGGCCAGGTTGGTCTGTAGATCGACATGAGATTGGCGTGGGCACTGCCTTCGGTGGACAGCTGAACTTCTCCAATCGAATTGCTCCGCTGTTACCACCAACTAATATCTTAATCCAGTATCAAAGTGAGGGAGCCTTATGGTCTCCTCGTGGAAATATTGATGTGGAAACCGCTGCTTATAGCCTAGGTAATGAGAGGCGCAGGGGGCTTGTCAATTCTCTGCCTATCTCCGAACAAACTCCTGGTCATCGTATGGAGCGTAGAATTAGTATCGAAGGTGCTGGGCTACTGCTGCGAGGTGTTGAGTTTATTGACGAAGGTATCGTAACCTCTATTAATGATGTAGTGAGCGAAGTGACTTTGTCTTTTATAGCAACTGACTTTAAGCCTATGTCAGCCCAAGTGTTTGATGGAGCAGGACCCTACCTTCCAGTCAACGAAGATCAACAAGCGCAATGGCTAATGCAACAAGAACTATATGGAGGGCGTATCAACCGGCGTGCTCAAGAGCGAGAAAGCGCTCTAAGATGGGGACCTTAGTATGTCACTATATGGTTATGAATATTTTTGCGGAGCTAATGTCGTTGTCGAAGTAGAGGGCTTCCCTGTTCTAGAGACAGCAGGTATCAGCTATAGTATCCAGGAGGGCAAGATGCCACTCTACGGATACAGCAGTAGGCATTTTGATTCCGTGGCACGAGGCCAGGTAATCGTTCAGGGTAGTTTGATTATCAACTACGTGCACCAAGACTATTTGTATAAGGCTATCGAGCAAGGTATCCTCCAGAATCAGGCTGGCGGAGGACCCACGCTTGATCTCTCGACGGAATTGGAGGATCAGTTATTCAACGAGAGAGAAGCTAATCGTGCTGCGTTCACAGTACTAGAAGACTATAGTGAAAACATTGCTCTCTCGGATGCTTTCAAAAATAAGTTTTGGCGACAAGATACCAGTGGGACACCGTCTTCGGTTTCCAATAACCCCAACGCCCATGACTCTTTTGGTGGCCTGGATATTCGGATTACCTTTGGTGAACGGTTTGCGACAGAAGGAAATATCGGAGATACTGGACTTGTTCTCCAAGATGTTTACTTTACTGGTAGGAGTTTACCTATTCAGATTAGCGAACAAGTTCTCGTGGAGGAATATCAATTCTTTGCACGAGATGTCAGAAGCTTACAGCTCGCATATGGTTCGGAGTTCGTACCTCCTTTAGCCATCGAGCCTCCAGAGACAGTGACTACAGTCGTTACAAGTGCCAACTTCCTCGGAGGAGATAACTAATGAGTCAGCAGCCAGACTTAACGCCACAACAACAACGAGTACTTAATAGCTTAAAGCAAGCGGGAGAGACAGATATGTCCGAAACAAACTTAGATATGGATTTACAAGCAATTGAAGATATGGTTGCAGACCAAGCCCCAGTAGAGGAGCCTCTCCAAGAGGCTGTGCCACTGCAAGAGGAAATGCGACAAGAGATCACTGGCTTGCTTGCAGAGAGAGAAGATGCTCCATCCGACGATCAGATCCTAGCCTGGAAAGAATTGCATGGTCAGGATGCTATCCAGCTACTAGGCTTAGATAAGTCCAACGTGTACATCTATACACACCTTACTGTTGCTCAGTGGGATAAGATCCAGGGCATTATCCAAAAGGTGCAGGGTACACCTATGGCTGATAATATTGAGCGTATGATTCGTGACAATGTGGTGCGCACCGCTGTACTATGGCCAGAGCTTCCTAAAGCTCTGGGTAGTATGAGAGCAGGACTGCCTGATACTCTATATCAGCTGATCCTGATTCATTCATACTTCTTGAGCCCACAGCAAGCCATGACACTTACAACTCAACTCTAGAGTTAATATGGTTAATATCGATGAGCTTATCGAGTCCGATGGGCTGTATCATACTCAGTTTTCTCCAGAGTATGGCTTTACCTGGAGGCTTCTTACACTTAAAGAGTATCGTGTCTTTCGCGGACTACGAGACTTTGGTGCTATGTCAACATTCAATGTGTACCATGAAGTCTTTAAGCGCTGTTATGTAAGAGACCTGCCTGTAATGAACCAACGCATACCGTTTGGTATGCTGGTTACAATAGGAGAAGCGATTATGTGGCTGAGTGGCGACTGTGAATTGAGTACACTTAAAGATGATATCCTGATTGCTCGTCACAACTATCCTAGCGATAGTGTTAATGAGCGCATGAAGCAAGTCGTTTTTACTACTTTTCCAAGCTACAAGCTAGAGGAGTTAGACCAATGGACCAGGACGCGGCTTATTAAAAGTTTTGTGACAAGCGAACATGTTCTAATCCAACGTGGATTTGAGTATCAGCCTATTGACGTCAATGAGATCAAACGTCCTGATGAAGTTGCAGAAGTGCAGGAGCTTCCTGATAAATACAATAATGATATTGACTTTGCGAGAGAAGCCAAGGCGCAGCGAAAAGAACTGGGTGGCTGGGCCGAAGAGGATCAGCTAGAGAGAGAACACACTGAGTCACAGCGGCTGACTACCAAACAAGCACAAGCCCTTGATAAGATGAGAGCTACGCGAGGTAACTAGTGGCTTTCGAGAAATATGGTGGCCAAGTTTGGAGCGACAGTCCCGCTTATGAAGAACGAGATTGGAAGCGCCAGGGCTTAACCCTCGGCGCTGCAGCTGCTGTTGGCTACGGTGCTTTCCACAAGGCCACTAGTGTCCGCGCAGACAATACTCGCCTCATAGATGACGTCTCTGTTTACGCAAGGAACGTAGGCAATCTCAGTCCGTTCCAGCTCGGCAACACGTTTCGTGTATCTGAATTCTTAAGCCCCTATACTAGTCCTGTCCATCAGGGTATGACTGACATGGGTGGAGGTCAGTACTCTCAGAGTTTTGATGCTAAGTTCCTCAAGACGTCAGAGACACACGAATACCTTAAGAAGCTCACTGGTTACGATGAAGCGACTATGCGTAAGCATGGGTTTGGTGCAGTAGCCGAATCTGAGCGAGCTAGTGAACTTATCTTCCGTCGCAGTGCTAAGAATGCTGTTGGCACATTGCACTCCGTTGTGGGTGGCGAAGAAAAGTTACTTAGCAACTCGGTTATGCTGCAGCAGTTCAGCAATGACGCAAGTGCTTTTGACATCGGCACTAAGTCATCGTCGATTAATCGCGCTGCACATGCAACCCAACAAGCCATGGACTTGTGGGAGACTAAGGATAAATACAATCCTGATCGCGTGATGCACACTGTTGGGAAGAAGGTAGAAGGCGTTCCTAGCCGTCCTAACTTTGTCCCTGTACCTGGTCCGTCTTCAAAGATTACTAGCACTGATGATCTATTTCGCAGTACTACTATGCTGCGTGCCATCCCTGCATTTTCTATGGAGCGATTCAATCGCTTAGCGAGCGGCGTGACCGAAGAAGTGTTCGGACCTGGCTCTACAGAATTCCTTAATAGGTTAACTGGTGGCGGACCAGGCGTGACTCCTGGACCTGGCGGGGCTATGTTCTCCCGCTTCGGCATGAAGGCTGGAGCAATCTTAGGTGTTGGCGTAGCAGTCCAGCAATTGGATTGGGCTAGACGACAGACTGGTATAACGGGCGACATCGGTGTCGCTGGAATTATGAGCGCAGGTGTTGCTGGTTTATCTCACAAGGCTGGCTTCAGGGGCAGAACATCTCTGATGGCAGGCCTAGCGAGTTTCGCTGGCCAAGTTATACTCCCTGGGTTTGACCAAGGAGTAGTGCCTGGTTTAGCTTCTACGTACGGTCGCACAATGGAGATGAGAGGTAGCGCTCTCAACCCAGTAAACTACTATCGCAGATCCTTAGAGGGATTCCTGCCTGGTGTGACTGGGTGGCAGATGGGAGCACTTGGTGGTGTGCTTGCTGCGACTGCGAGCTATACTGTGCCTGCGGATGCTTTTGATACTCTGAACCTGATGAGCGAGAGCTTAACTCACGGCAACTCTCCATTCTCCAAATTGCCTGGCTCGGGCGACAGTGTTTCCAACTGGTTGCTGGATACTGTTGGTCACAAAAAGCTAGGCTTTAAGAAAGCCTTCTCAGACGGACAAGCTATCAGAGCGCCCAAGGGTGTTCGCCAGCACTTCTGGGATAACATGCTGGCTAGCCAGGAGTTCCACAAGAAGGCTAAGCCGGGCGTCGTGAAGGGCCTACAGAGCGAAGTGAAGAAGGCAGGAGGGTATCTTAACTTCAACATGCGTCAGCGCCTCATGGGAGCTTACAGAGACAGTGGCATCACCGGTGTGGCACTACGCAAGCATATGAATACCGAGTGGGCGGGAGCAGAAGAGCTTCATAAGACTAGAGCCTCTAAGAATGCGATGGGTCGCTCTCTTGTTGAGAGCTTGGAGGGCATTGGTCAAAAGTACTTAGGCAAGGATGACTGGCTTTCACAAGGCATGATGCAGGGTGAAGGGATGCTGTCCCAGTGGAAGCATGCATTCTTTGGTGCCGACCTGGGCGAAAAAGGTGTTGCTGCTAAAATTAAGGGGGCTGGCTTTAAGGCTCCTCTGGGTCGACTAGGTCTTGTTTTTGGTGGAACGATGCTAGCTCACCAGGTAGTGACTGGTGGTTTGCTAGGCTCAATGGATACTTCTCAAGAGTTACAAGATATCTACTCTGGTAAACAGATGATTGAAGTTGGGAAGTCACGCTGGTGGGAAGGTGGCGGTACGCAATTCGAAGGTAGCAAGACTAGCTATTACCGTCCACACTGGATGGCTCTGATGACCAATCGTGTGAGAGAACGTGGTATCTGGGGTGATGATGAAGACGACATCTCCCCAATGGGCAAGTTCTATCGTCGCAACTTTACTTATGAGCTTGAGCGTCGAAATTATCAAGACAGACCATACCCTATTTCCTCTGCAGCTTTTAGTGACATGCCAATCATTGGTGGTGTCCTTGCTGCGACTATAGGCAGGGTAATCAAACCGCCACGACTTATGCATGTTGACGAATGGGCACGTCAGCAGGGTGGGGGTGGCACTGGGTATGAGTATGCTAGCACCTACGAGGGTTGGCGTCGAGAGCCTGCTCACAACTTAGGTGCGCCAGGCCCTGGTATACCTAGCAGTCCTTTTAGCCCTGTTAACCAATTGTCTTTCTTAAGTTACCAAGGTAGAGAACTGGAGGGTCTGACTGGTTGGGCTAAGAACGTTGCGTCAGAAGCGCTTTTGGGCACAGACACTTATGGCACAAGCAGACCACAGCTTGCCGAAGCTGGTGCAATGACAAGTCATAGGGTTCGCTTCTGGGAGAACGCCATGGGCGGTGGCGGGTTCATGAACGAAATCGTTCGTCGTGTATTCCCTAACTATCGCAAAGAGATTGAGCGTCACAATCCTCTAATGAATACGATGCCAGCATGGTTGCCAGAGCGTTTTCATTATGGAGATCCCTACCGCTCAGTCGAGTGGGGCGAAGCTCGACTACCGGGTAGTGGCTACGAGGCTCTGCACCCTGAGCTATCAGACATTGATCCAGATAACTATCCTTTGATTTATCAATACGACATCTTGGCTAACGTTGCACCCTTCTCGGCGGAGTTCTCAATCACGAGAGATAGGCTCTACGCTTTGCGTTCTCAAGGCGGGACCTCTGAAGCCCAAAATATGTTTATGGATCGCATCGATAAGATGGCCCGTGAGCGTTACAATATCAATGACTTTAGTCGAGTACACGATAATGCTATTCAGCTCCCTGGTAGCGGTCTCACTCAAGCGGCTTATGGCTATGCACAGAAGACAGTAAGGAAGGCTGTTGCTCCAGCAGAGTACATGGTACCCATGGGCTTCCGTCCATTCCAAAAACTTATGGGCGATCGTGGTGCGATCGAACAGTATGAATTCGATAGACTCTACGGTACTCCGTTTGCATTTTGGGATCAACCAGTACGAGATTGGTTCCGACCAGCTGCCTATAGCGTAGCAAATGCGTTAGGTTTCACTGGAAAGCCTGGGTGGCGCAAAGATTCAGATGACAACGCAGCTTACTTTGATCGCCTTAACTTTCAGAAGTGGGTTCGTTTATCCCAACAAGCTAAGGCTACTGGCGACACCAAGCTAGCTGGCAAGTATGAGTACATGGCAAGTACCACTCGTATGGGTGTAAACCCCCAGGGAAACCCATTGGCAATGTACTGGACGCTCCCTGAGGGAGAGCGTGCATTCTTTAATCAGTTTGCCCAAGCCCAGGGTAAAGATCGTGCTCGTATCCTAGAGATGGTTCCTGAGGATCAGACGCATTTATACCAAGCTGTTTGGAAGCGCATGGATGACGGTGACCCCTCTCTATTCCCTGGCGCTAGGGGTGGCTTGGATCAGAAGTATATTAATGAACAGTTCTATGGCATGGACAGAGGTGGCCCAATGCCACCTGAAGATTGGATTGGTTGGCACGAAGATGTAGACATCGGCGATATCCGTGTGCGCTATGTGAATGAGATGGGCAAGGACTTGCATGACTATGGGTTGTGGGAAAATCAGCTTAACGAATCAATGGCCCAACCTTACCTTGAAGGAAGCACTGACTACTTACACAATTCCGGTGGCATCGGTAGGGCTGCTGTGGCTGGTCAAGTTGCTGGTATGTTCCACAATGGGTTGGTGGGCTCGCCTGTCTCTGTTAACACAGGGACATTTAGCGCGAACAGCGTACAGCTGGAGTATAACGACAACAGAGACTATGATATAGCTACCAAGTTTACGGAGATGATGAATGGCTACTAACGATCCCTTTGACCAAGAAGAAAGTTCCTCTAGCAATCCCTTCGCTAGAGCGCTCAAGAATGGTCTAGTGTTATCTCCGATTGGCTTAGCTGGTTACGTAGGCTATCAGAAGGTGCATGCAAATGGTGCGCTGAATCCTATCGCTGCCGCCAAGGCAGCTAGTGGGCCAGGACGTCTGGGGTCTACAGGCTTGAGTCTCGGTAGGGAGCTTAAAGCATCGGCTAAGATTTCTCAAGAGCGATTACTAAAGAGTGCTGACACACAAATTGACGCGCTGTTAGAAAGTGATGGGATGGCTAAGCTGTGGAGTTCTATAGCGGAACAACGCGCTGTAATCCAATCCCTTGTTGAAACAATGGATGATCCATCGGCCGGGCTGCCTTCTGAATTTGTTCTCTCTAAACGGCAAGAGCTGGTTGATATTGCTCAGCGAGGAATGGCAGACGACGAGGGTAAGGAGATGATCAAGAGTGTGCTTAAGGCCATGAACGATGAGAACTCTATGGCTTCTGGTGCTCGTGCTCGCTTCGGTAGTAACCTTAGAGAATTCCGCAAGGTAGGACCACAGTTGGCTCCCCCCGGCCAGTCGATGAGTGCAAAAGATACATTCAACTCTATTGATCACGGTATGCTTGCGCCGGGTAGCCGAGAGCACAAGAACTATCTTAAGCTAGCTCAAGGACTGGGGAAGAATGGTAATCGTTATATTGACCTTGTAACCAGCGGAATGGGGAACTCCCTACAGTATTACGCTCGTGTATACAGCCAGGGCGGAGCGCGACCCAGTGGCTCCTTCCTTGGAACAGTCCCTCTCAACGTTGGCGGGGATGGCGCTGGTGCAGTTAATATGAGAATGAACGAAGGGCTTACAACTGGATATCGCACCAATCGAATGACGATTGATTTGCAAGCGGCGGCTGGTGTCTTCAAAGGACACAAGGCTGGTAGCGTAACTCAAGGTATGCTTGAAGCTGGCGGAGCTATGAGGCGTATTGAAGATTTCGTTGCAGGTGAATTTCTATCTAAGATTGAGTCCAATGGTGGGAAGCTGAAGTTGAGGGGAGGTCGGAGCGCACATGGCGCGAAGATGCGACAGTTCTACGGTACCAATCCACGCCTAGCTTCCTCTGGGGATGCCTTTTCTGCAGCTGCTGGAATGATTGAGAATATCAACAACCAAGGTGGCTTTGCCCACAATGCGATCAATGTCACAGGGTTTGGACGTATGTCTCGCAAAGAACAAGAGTCCACCATGAGGCATATGGCTGTTGTACCAGAGTTTGATGCTGGTGGTGTTGGCGGACGTATGATGAGTCGAGGCCTGGAAAAAGAAAGCTTTGGCGTAATGGGTGTCTACCGTGGCTCAGCACTTGAAGCACTGCAGTCTACATCTTTGGGTAGAATACGCAGCGCAGGTCAGGGTTCAAATGTTGCAGGGCAAAGAGGTATGTTCCCCATCATTTCTCGGATCGAACAGGTTGTTGGCCGTGAAGTTATGTTTGTAGGCGATGGCAAGGCTGGCTCTCTAGGTAGGCACGGTGTCTTTGATGCTGGCGCAACTTCTACAGTTATCTCGGATAAGGGGACGACCAAGAGGACAGGAAAGAATGTTGAGTGGGCTGAACGAGTTACTGGCGGCACGAACAAAGTGATGGTCCTTGATGTCCTAGAAGGGAACAAGCTTTTCGATTCCCTTGCTGGTTCAGGCGCAGCTTACCACCAGGGGACTGAGCGCATTCGAGGTGCCTTCTCAAAACCACTACTTGATCCTGGGAGTAAGGGTAGTATGAGTTCCATGTTGCTACAGCACTTGCAAGAGTCTGGGGCAGAGGGCGAACTAAAGCCTTTGAGTCTTAAGCAGATTAAAGAATTTGGTCACTTCTTAGGTATTGGTCCTAACGGTATGCAACGAATTGGTAAAGATCCACGTATGACTTCTATGCGGGTTGGCTATAATATTACGCAGGTGGGCGACAAGAAGCAGGTGAATCTGATTGGAGATACTGATAGGCTCATGGAAACCTTCAAAGGTTTCTCCACGCTACACAAGGGTACGCTACAGGAAGTTAGCAACGAAGCTATCGAACGCTTCTTGCCAGCCGCTACTCAGCAAACGCTAACTGATCTTGGTGTCAACCGCCAGCATACAGTTTATGGCGCTGGGGATATGCTTAAGAAAGGTGCAGGCTTCTTCGGGCTACAGATGGAGAGTGGCTTCGGATTAGTAACTGGAGACAAGAATTACCGGTCTACGTTAACCGAGCTTGCGCAGAATAGTTTTGGAGCCCTGGGAGATTCAGAGACTGGACGATTGACGGGTGCTGTTATTCAGGGCTTAGCCAGATCTAGTGCTAGTGAGAATGAAGCAGGTATGGTCCTTGCTGGAATATACAATCGTGGAGGTAAGAAAGAATGGCTTGCTGGAATTAACGTTTCCCAAGCAGTTGAAAAGAAAGATATTGAGGATGCTATCCACTTGGCTTTTGGTGACAGAGGACAAGCAGTCATAACGGCAGCCAGGCGTGGCGTTGCAATCGGCGCAACTACGATGACTCATGGTGCTGGTGTTGGTGATTACAACCTAGGTCGTGGTTCTGTAGAGCCACGGTTCTTTAGCACTATGACCCACAAGCTACGAGGCATGGGGCTAGATACAAAGCAGACTAGCGATTTTCTTGCAGGTGTCTACAAGAACAAAATTGGATATGCAGAACACTTGCGTTCCGCTGGTGGGATGCTCAAGCTCGCAGAGAGCGTTGCCGGCATGACAGGACCTGTTGCAGCAACCAACACGATAGCGTCTGGAGTGTCAACGCTAGGGCTCAAGGATCTTCAAAATATGGCACTTGATATCTCTGCTAATGGCTTTGATCAGTTCATGGATCAGCACCCGGATGGGTTTATGCTGGACCTGTCGTCGGATGCCAATACACCAGCTAACAGAGCAATTGCGTCTTCGGCTACTGATGTCTTCAAACAGGGAGTTATCAATGTCCCCGGTAGGGAGGTACTTGATGCGATGCGTGGAGCTACTATTAAAACTGTGAGCGGGAACAAGTCTATTGAGGATGAGTACTCTCGCATGATGGGAAACTTCATCAAGAATATTGCGGCTCTGAGTACAAACACAGACAAAGCTAAAGCTGGCGCTGCAGAGAGTATGTCTGAGTTCAAAGATAATGTCATGGGTATGACAAGTAAGGTTATTCATGGGGTTACTAGCGGAAAGGTTCGGGGATTACAATCGCAGGTTGCTGCTATCTACGACCTAGACAATACAACAAACTTCAGTACGCCAGGGAAGGGTGAGCTGGCTCGCAATATCTTTAAGAAGACAAAAGGTAGAGCTGTGTTTCAGGATAGCGCAGGCTTTATGTCCCAGCTTAATGACTTCATGGGAGGTGATCTGAGTCCAGGTGATGCTGCTAAGAAAGCGGAAATGTTCTTCACAACTCTAGAGCGCCCTGGTGCTAACGCTCAGCACTGGACAGACAAGACAGCCAAGAGTATTGGACACAAAGCTAAAGGTGTTGTGAGTCTAGCTATGCGCCATCCATTTGCTGGACTGGGTAACATTGCTACCGTACAAAGTTTTCGACATGTCGAGGAGATCGGGAAAGGTGCTGACGATGCAGCCTTCAAGGCTTTTGTAGCAACACCTGCTGGCCAAAAGTATGCTGACGTGGGTGGCTTCCAAAACCTTGTGGGTGGTGGGAAGAGTGGCGCTGCACGGCGCAAAGCATTCTTCAAAGACTTCGTTGGGAA